ATCCAAATAATCAATCAGACGTTGTAATTGATTCATCTCGTATTCGTGCAAGAATTCACTGTTGCAATTGGCATCATACCATTGCTGTAATCGGTTTTTGTATTCTGTACGGATTGCGTCGGGCAAGACCAACGGACTTTGAAAACTTGGAAAGCGTAATATATTTAGCGAAAAGTTAATGCTGTCTTTGCCATACTCTAATTTCCAATTAAGAATACATTCTAGTAGTTGATCTAAACTATCCAAACACAATGCGTTAATAGTACACATGACGTGAAGGCCGCGGAATTTACCGCTATCCAACAAACGTTCCACATTGTTGGCCCAGTCATCAAATATCAACCCATCGCGAATGTATTCTGCTTGTAGACTCATTGCTTCGTTGCTGGTATATAAATCAATCTCTACACCATCAACGGCCGTTAGTAAACGGTCAATGTCGACCGCGGTGCCTAAGTTGCTGTTGATGGCAAGACGTGTGGAGCTTTTGCCTCGGTTTGTTTTAAACCAATCAATTAACTTCCAAGTCTCGGCACTCATCAAAGGCTCACCACCGGTGATGCGTAGTTCCTTTAGGGTTCGGTGGAGGTCTGATTCCCACCAGGCATGGAACGCCTCCACGTACGGATTGCTTTCACCGAATTTATACAATTGACTACTATCATGACCATGAGTAAAATGGTTCCTACCGTCACTGACCAATCCGGTGTACGGTCCGTTCCGCTTAATGTCATTAACCCAAGTTGTACTAAAGGCAGGATTACAGTAACTACAAGCAAACTGGCAAGTGCGATCGAAAGCAATTTCCAGCGTCTGGAGCTCCACATCTTGGTCAGGAGGTAATTGAAATGCATAGTCTAAGTCCTTATCTGAATATATAACTGTTTTGTACACACGATCACTGATGTTGTCGCGACCAATGTCTTCTATTTTCCAGCAGTATTCACAACCGCTGGGTCGTTCCCCTGCCTGCATCATTTGCCGTTCAAGTTTTTTCTTAGCGGTATTGTGCAGAGCCTTGGGATTGGCTTGTACTTCAGCTACCCCAACTTGATGTGGCAGTGGGTGATGGCAACTGGTGGTTTGACCTGAGCCTAACCATATGGTTGCATTGTACCATTTTGCTCCGCAGAATGATTCCGACTTGATGTCAATGACTCGATGTTTGTATTCTAGGTCAGTTTCGGCGTCTAGTCTAGGCATAATGGTATTTCTATGTTTTTTCTACTACCAAATTCTTGCATAAAATGTTTTAATTCTTGATGCAGTATTCTATTGAATTGAGTGTTGACAACTACTGATTTTAGCATACTGGCTCCCGAGATGTCAAGTGTTTCTAATTCTTCTATAGCAGAAATAATACTTGATTTGTAGTGATCTGGTAAGGTATGCATGCTTTGAATTTTCGGGTCATGACAATAGTCTATCTGCCACCCGACTTGATCCGACAGCATGGGTATTATTTTTTTCTTAAAATTGTCTATGTCTCGCACAGTGATGCTGGACATGACACTACCAATTGTGATTTTTAAATTTGGGGGTGCGTGAGTAACTACATAATCCAGATTATCGCAGAAGTCTTTGTAATTTAATCCATACCTTACAAATTCTGCAATCTGTTCAGTGGCATCAATGCTGACCCGCAAGTTGACCGAGTCGAATCTGCCGCACACGGACAGGAACTTGACCAAAGTATCACGTTTAACTGACAAGTTTGTGGAGAGGTTCAGTTTCTGTGCTGACACTGTGTTGATCAATTCAAAAAACTTTTTGTTAAACAAGGGCTCGCCGCCAATGACACTCAGTGTGTCTATGCTGTCAAATTCTTTTAAAAATTCGATATTACGATCCATCACATTGGGTTGCTTTGAATCAATGGCATAAAAGAATCTGTCACTAAAAACGGTGTAAGGAGTATCTCTAACATCATGTTCCCATTGGCTACTGAACTTGGGGTTACAATAGGTGCATTGCAGATTACATTCATTGCCCACACTGACCTGTACCAACTTGGGGTGTGCTGTATTATGTTGATACAGTTCAAAATCCGCGTTGTTGAATTTTTCTAAGTGCGCATGCCTTAGACTAGTGCCGCCATTGCGTTCCACAGTCCAGCAATAGTCGCAACTGGGATCTTGTTGACCTTGTAGCATTGCATAGCGTTCCCGGTCAACAAATTCCAACACTGTGTCGGTGAACCGTGTGGTCTTGCTTTTGCAACAACTATAGGCATAGTTCATTTCGAAACTCACATATAGTTCGTCCCATTTGGCGGGACAAAATGTATCAGGAATTTTGTGCATGATACCTACACTCTTTCCAAAACTCCGCCATCTGCGGAAATGTTTCTAAAAAGTCTGTCTTGCGTCGTTTATCATGTTCATTGAAAAAACGATAAAAGTCTGCCCGTGTGGCTTTCAAATACTCGGGATCCAATTGTTGTCCTTCTTCCATCCAGGCAATATCCCTGCGCAGGCGTTGTACTTCGTAGTCTTTGAATCCCTGGAAGGGTCGGTCTGCGGTTTCTAAATGCATCTCCATCCAATCGGCCACACGTTCAAGTTGACCCACATAAACAGCAGGCAGTATCTGTAGGCTTTGCCATTTAGGTGTGCGTAGCAATGGTGTATCAAACCACACACGTTGGTATGTTGTGCTGTGTCGTTGTCGTAGATCCAATATCCAATCCAACTGACGTTGTAACCCCATAACAGATAAGTTATTCATCGTAATAATAAAAGTCAAACTATTACGGTGCGGGATTTCGTAAAGAAAGCGTTCAACATTGGCGGCCATCTTTGGATAGTGTAGCCCATGTCTAATATATTCAGCATGGTGTTTTATCCCAGAATCAAGACTCACATACTGCATGAAATGTTCGATCTGAGTGTTGCATAACCGCTTGACATAATCTAAATACTTTTCCATTAGTGTATCTTCTACACTGAAGTTGCTGGTAACATCCAAATGTAGTTCGGGATTGGGCAGAGCCAACACATAGTCAAACACTCGGTATGTGTTGCGATCCATCAAGGGTTCGCCGCCAGTCATACGAAAGTGTTTTAGTTTGGGATACAGTTCAGGCCACCATTCCCAGAAGGCATCTACATAGGGGTTTGGCTGTGAATGAGGTATGGGACGACGAGCGCCAACAAAGTGGGTGGGGTCATTATGAACTATCTTGGTGGGATATCCGCCAAACTTATCAATTTCTGCCTGCCACGAACTACTAAACTGAGGACTACAATAACTGCATTTGAGATTACAAGCATGATTGAAATTGACTTCAACATAGCTGGGCACAACATCTTCGTCTCCTACAGAATTTCGTATGGCGTCAAAATGTTCTATGGCCCACTTTTCGCCCGAACGGTAATGGCGGTCGCTGAGTTGATCGTGCCGTTCTATGTTCCAGCAGTAACTACACTCAGAAGGTTTTTCGTTACGTAGCATGATCTTCCGCTGTTCTTTTTTGTAAGCGGTGTTGTGTAGTGCGCCGGGGTTGGCTTTCAATGGCTCAACATCTATGTGATGTAACGGAGGGTGGTAACACGAATTGTTGAGTCCTGTGGGCAGGTGTAGGCTGACCTGTTGCCATTTGGCCAGGCAAAGTGCAGGGCCTAGTTGTTCTCGCATCTGCTCTGCGGCAGACATGAAGTCACTTTTATTCTGTTGAGCCATATTTTATTTGAAATTTCTTTACGGTAGCATTGTACAACAAAATATCTTGTTCGAGAAAATTTTTAATTAATTGTTGATAATTGTTATGGTATTTGAGTTTGCATTGATCAATTTGATCTTGCAAGTTCTTTTCCGATTCCCCCGACACATTGCGCCTATCCGCAGACGAGACTGATAAGTTGATATCGTTTTCTTTAAAAAAATTGTTTGTTAATTCGTCACCATTGTAAGATGCCTGCAGTTCTGCAAACTCTGGATGATTATAATCTTTGATGGTGACATCCAATGGTATCCAATATATTGGTAAAAAGCGCAATGGGCCCAACATCATACTAATACTATATGTATGCTCGTCAAACACACCACTTACCAACATTTTGGCAACAACAGGATCATTGATATTTATATCTGGATTTAATTTCAGATACTGCGATACACCCTTGGTGTGTCTTGCTTGCGGATTGGTCAGGTGGCCCCATAGTATATAATCGTTGAAATTTAAATTATTTTCAAATAGGTTTATTTTTTGCCAGCCAGCGCGAATCAACAATGCAGAGTAAGTCGAGCATCCATTCTTGGGGCATTTAATATAGACAAAATTATCTTTTACAAAACCTATCATTCTCGCACCATGGGCCCTTGATTTTTAAATTGTGATTTGTAATGATGTTTAAAAAATCTACTTTCTGCAGGATCCATGTCCACAATGGGCAAGCCCAGGCGTCGGCGCAGGTGATCTCCGTAACTGTGTGCTTCGTCTACCACATCTGTGTTGTGTACTTCCTTGTTCCATATGGCTTCAAGTGCATCAAAACTTTGTACTTGAGTATAGTCCCAATCAGTCAACATGGTCTTATATGTGCCGTGTCGTGCGCCCAGGATGGCCCAAGCGCCATTCTCATTATCTGCACCCACCGTTTGCCAAATACACAAATTATCATAGTTGCGGCTTACTACACGTCGGTTGAATTCTTCCAGTGTGGGCCGGGCTCCGCGATCCAGCGACATCTTCACCCCTTCACGAAATCCGGCTCGCCAGGCTTGAAACGGTGTTGCGTCGGGATAGGTTGTACTGTAACAATCATTCATGCTCCAGTAGCGGGGATAAAAACAAAACTCTACATCATTTGCGGCTGTGCCATCTGTGGCTTCGTGTGTGCGCATGGCATATACAAATTCCTTTGTCCACGAACTCATTCCGCCATTACCGTACAGTAGACCATTGATGCTGTTGCGAGCTTTCCAACGAAACACACAATCGCGATTGGTGTCGTTGAGAGTCAATTGCAAATTAAAAAAATCTGCATTGGGAATGTTATCTCCATCAATCAGCACAAAGCGATCAGTGTCACTGGCGTCAGCGGCTGCTTTATGAGCGGCATCTGATCCTTTGACACCATCTACACGTCGTGCCCAGGGCACCATGTTTTGAATCTTGATCCAATTGGTCTCTTTGTTGGGCTCATCATATGTTAAAAATATGCAGTCTAGATCTGCAACGTCAATTATTTCTTGCATAGTATTCTATCTCACTGTGTGTTTCATCTTCAATCAAAATACCGGCATGACCTTTTACGGTTGCAAATCCTTGATTGCTTTTGAGTAATCGTACACGATATTGCGCATCCGAATCAATTTTCACCAAGGAGTTTTTTACAATCCTGTATTGAAAATAGTTGTTATATTGATCTTGAGTAACTACCAAATAAGTGCCTTCGGCATGTTGTTGCATACTGCAACTGGTAATATTACCTTGTTCGTCATAATACACCCTGTACTCCAACGCCACAGGAACAACCGGCTTTAATAAGATTAGGAATTCATTCCAGAACTCTTGACTCATAATATTCTATTAATTCCTTGGTTGCGTATGATTTATCGTAGTAGTGTACAGGTTGATATTGGTTGGTATTGTTGATACGTATGATGTCTCCATCCTGTTCATACATCACTGTGTCTAACCACGAGCGAGCATCGCTCCATCCATTGAAGCCTGACTTCATATGCACAAAGTTTAAAAAGTCCATTGACGGCATTGTGACTGCTTCCTCACCCAGGATCAATGCGGCGATTGCATATACAACATCTGTGGTGGGTTCAACATCTACTTGTCTTAATGTTGCACTTATTTCACGCCAGTTATCAAAAACATGAGCAGCCACACGGAAAAAGTCTGCGGCTGGTTGACTGTACCTAAAATACATTAGACCGTTGTAAACATCGGGCAGATTGTTTTCGTCAAACAACTGTCTATATCGTCTAACCGCGCTGGGCAAGCCCATGTAATTTCGCGCACCTGTGCTCAAACACACATCTCGTAGTCTAAAGGCAGTCCACCAGTGATCAATGCTTCTAGTAAACAGCAGATCGCTTTCTAGCTTGATGGTCTCTTTAAACGGTGTACTATTAAACACCGAGACTTCTACACTATAAGGATTTACAGCATCATAGTTCACAGGAATAATGTAGTCAAACACTCGTCGATGCCGTTCTTCTATCAACTCTTCAGTCAATCGGTCCACTATGATGGCATAGCTGTTGTGTGTCTGTGTGGCTTTGACATTTAGAGCTTGCAGGTATGCAAGCTCAAGGTAGTTAACTTCTGCACTATTAATAACCAGTGTTAAAAATCCCTGTTGTTCTTTATGCTGTGCCACAGATCACCTCCACCACTTGTTCAAAGTCTCTGCTCTGCAAATATGCTTTGTCCATGACATGTATGTTTTGATATGGCACGACCACTGCACAGTCTGCGTGATAAACTCTAACTTGTGCGTCAGTCAACACAATTCGATCAATTTTATCTTCAACAGTCAGCATGGGCCACGGAATGCCTTGATCTTCATTTGAGTTGTAGCCGTTGATCATGTTGTTGGCGATGGCAAAGGCATAGTCATTTCTGTAGTTTGCTTCACGTATGTTATACAGGGCACGATAGTATCCATAATTGCGTTGTATCTTGGCCACCAGATCAAACAACAATTCAGTTTTTTTATTTTTTCTAAATAATACCACCGTGGCCCAAACAAATGGCAAACTGGTTTCACCCATGCGTTCATGCACCGCACCTGTGTAATTGGTATTGTGATGCATTAGTTTATATTCAAAATCACTTTCAAGTAGAGTGAGTAAACTATCATCAAGTACAAGGTAATCCGTATCCAGTAGAATAGTTTCATCATATGGGCTGAGTGCATAGGCGTGGTGCCTTCCAAAATTACGCCATTGTTTCTTGTCATGGTCTCTCCAATTGTCACCTTGCGATTCAATTGTCACAATCCTATCGTACTGAAATTTGGGTTCAGCTCCGGCACTGGTTATCAATGTGATAGGAAGTCCGAGATTTTTGTGTGCCAGGCGGCTGGTCAGATCTGCAATCCCAACATAATCAACAGTCTCGGTGTTGACTGCAAAAACAACTATGCCCCTAGATTTTTCTGAGCTTTTTGAGTTCTGCATGTTCTTGATGCCAGCGGTTCATTACTTTTTGATAGTGTTGTTGAGCCTGTACTAGAAAAACTTGCCGGTCCACCTCAATGGGGTTTTGATAAGTGTCTTCCAGGTAGAGTTCGTCAATGGGCCAGCTTTGTACAAATGCTAACAATTCGGGTGTGACTCGAAACAGGCCGCCATTATGGGCAAAATGCAAATCTGTTTGGATTTTCTCTCGCAGGATACGTCGATTGACTTGATAGTCCGTAGCCTTTCGAATTTGTGTAGTAAGTTGATCTAGGTCCATTCGTACAGTATAGCATCTCGCTGTACGAATGTCAACTCAATTTGGTTAACCGATTGTCGCTGTACCCCAGCTTGCGCTTAGGTTAGTTGTTTCTGGGTAAACAACGTCGATGCGGTGATTTACAGTCACATTCAATGTGTCGTTGAATCCTGACGTATGTGACGAATAGTAGTTCAATGCAAATGAGATCACTGTGCCTTTGTCAAGATTTGATCCTTGTGCACCGTTTGATTTAACTTGTAATTGCACATAGTCTGTGCTGTATGTGGCATTTGAAGTTGATACCTGAGCAATGGTTTGATATGATGTTGTAAGACCATAGTAGCCTGATGTATAACCACCCCCAGCCAATGTGCCGCCTGTACCAGTACGTTGACCATTGGTTGTAGACTTGAATCCTGTCATGCTGGCAAAGTTTGTGCCGATCACTGTGACAGCGTCACCTGATCTTGCTGTTGCATCACCATTGGTTACACTACTAACAATAAAGTTGATTTGGCCGCCTGCATTGAAGAAATAACGTGCCGCATCAGCTGATGCAAATGTCACTGTGCGTGTGGCCACTGTGGCGTTGTATGTTACGTCGTTGCCTGATGTGGGGTTAGGAGCGTTGTTGCCACCTGTTAAAGTTGTGCCCTGGCTGTTGGCCAAAAGTGCATTGGTGTAAGCTGTATTGAGTGAACTGCTGAATGTGCTCAAGTAGGTAATCAATGTACCTGCAGTGGGTGCGCCAATACCTGTGCCAGAACCTGTCTGATGAGTTTTGATACTGTTCAATGTGTTGACTGCTGTTGCCCATTGTGTGGCTGTGACCAAGCCACCGCTGGTCACTTGACTCAGCGGAGTTTGACCATACCCATATTGACCGTTGCCCACAGCCCATACAGTATTGATTGTGTTGGTCGATGAACTGGGACTTGTACCAACAAATCCATTGTAATCTGACGCTTGTATTAGTCCGCCTTGTGCATATGACATATTATTTTTTTCCTATTACGAATTTAATTTTACTGTGGCTTCAATCACGCCTTCACCTGAAGTAGTTTTGCTAGCCAGTGCTCGCCCAATGACATTCCAAGGCGAAATTTCAGTTCGGTGACCTGCACGAGCCAGTCCGTTTCCGGCACTGACCAGGCGATCTCCCTTTTGAATTTTTCCAATTACTCTAACCGGTACTCGACCACTTACTGCAACCGGGGGGTGTGTGGTGTCAGATCCCGCACCGGAATTCATCAAGTAGGCCGCTCTAGTACTTATGACGCCCAGTATGTTTTCACTTAATTCTTCGCCTACAGCGGTGATTTCTTTGCTTCCGCCCAATTCAACCACAGTTCCCGGTTGAATATATGCATCGGCTTCAAAACGTTCTGCCACGTCAGCATACTGTGCATGTATAGCAGTTCCATAAATGTTGTTCCACCAGCTGGTGGTACTGCCCAAATTATATGTTAAGTTGGCTGTTGGTACCAGGTTTGCACCAAAGGTGGTATTACCGCCTGCACCACCAAATCCCAAATTGGCAACAGCATTGGTAATAGAAGTATTCACAACAGTGACTACAGTATCGTCAACATAACGTTTGTTGGCCACATTATTATCGCTGGTAGTGGGGAACGCATATGATGTGCCTGTGGCTGTGTTGGCAAATACTCGAACATTACCATCGCCGGCAACTGTGAATAATTTGGTTAGTGTGCCACTTACACGACTGTATAAACTTAAATCTTGTCCGGATATGTTACTAGAAATTCTAGCTATACCTGTTACCTTGTCCAATACCAAATCGCCGGCGGTACCAACAGTTAATCCACTGTTGTTACTGATTGTTTGTGCTGTGACAAATGGTGATGTGCCAGTATATGTAGTAAATGCCGCTGCCGGGATGGAACCAAGATACTCAGCGTTATGAGCATTGCCCCAATAACGTAGTCCTGTTAATGTTCCGCCGATGCTCTCATTGGGCAAGTTTATTCCTGGATTGATTGTAGTAAAACCACTGCTGGTAAGTGAGGGCACTGGAGTAAATGCTGTATCTCCACTTAGAATTGCGGCCAATTTGTTGTTGATCAAAAACTTAACCACAACGTGTGTGCTGGTACCATCGCTTAAAATATCAGCAATTGCGCCGGACTGTCCGGTTGATGCTGTAAATGCCGGACCAACCACAGTCCAACCCGCACCATTGAATACATTTAACTGAGTGTTAGAACTGTCCCACCATAGATCGCCCACAGCCGAGTAAGCACTAGACGGTGCTGATGATCCACTGGTAGCACCACTGATGCGTTTCCAGGTTGCCGAACCCATGTATATTTTGAGTACTTTATTGGCAGCACTGGACTTGTCCCACCATAGCTGTCCCTCTTGTGGATTTGCAGGGGCTGTGCCACTGGCAAAATTTTCCAATAGTTGTACAAAATTTTCGTTTAAAAACTGACCGTAGCCTGGAAAATTCTTACCAACCAAGGTCAAACTAGTGGTTGTAGTATCAGACGTACCTGGGGCAATTGATGTCAGGGTAGTTCTGTCTGAATTTATTATTGTGTATGCCATCTAACTGTGCTCCGATTATGTTTATTTACCTGAAATGCTTGAACAGTAATATGTCCTAAAATTGCGTTTTATTTGGATTTTGCCAGTTATACTTCCGGACTAGCAGGACCAAAATTGGCCGAGCTAAAGGTAGGCGATATTGTTGGTATTGCCGTTCCTTTTAGTGGGCGCCAAACACCATCAACTTTGGCCCATCCTGCTTGTATAAGTCTCCAAACACCACCAACTTTAACGTAAGATCCATCTGTGGGTCTCCATTCATTGGCTATTTTAATACTGCCAAATGAACTTGCACGAAAAACTAAAACTACACGCCCGCCGCCACCAGCTTCCCGATCACCGCCGCCGATGCCAGCGGGGCTTGCCCAATATTGTGAATTTGATCCGGACGGGGATCTGCCCAGGGGTGCTTGCGCTCCGCCGGTTGCCAATCCGGTGTATCCACCAATTCCGCCGCGCCAATTATCATATCCCAAATCACCCCCAGCTCCGCCAACAAGACCTCCGCCGCCACCGCCGCCACCACCGCCATCGCCATTGCAATCAACACCATGGCCGCCTTGTGCTGGTGGGGGTAGGGAATCAGTTCTAAAAATATTACCGCCGGGCCCATCAATTGTTAATCCTATGCCGGCAGGACCACCAAAATTAACACCCAGCACTCGCACTGTGTGATGGCCTGCTGTCACAGTGGCAGAATATGCGTATGTTGACTGAAACGATGGTGCTGATAGTATTGCATTACCGTCTAAATAAATTGCGCCCGAGTTATCGCAACTGCTTACAAATGTATATGTGCCGGTGGTTGGAAACCATACTGTCCAAGTACGATCAAATGTGCCCGAATATATATCGGGATTGTTCCAAACTCCGTATGTGTTTAAAAAACCTGACCAGGCGCCGTTTGATACTCGCGTTATATCCGCATACGCTGATTGTTGGCCGTTAGAAGTATACGCATCACTGCCATTGCGATTATTGGAGCCTCCGCCACCACCACCACCGCCTGCGGCCACATAGCAAGTTGATCCGTTGATCAACAGGGCAGAAGCGGCGCCGCCGCCACCACCGCCACCGGACCAACCGCCAGGGCCTGCATTGCCTCCACGGCCACCGGCCAGTGAAAGTCCTGATGCGTATGCGCTACGATTATCAACCAATACGGAACTGCGGCCATATCCACCGCCACCTGCGCCTGATCCGGAGCCACTGTACCCAGCGCCGCCACCGCCGCCCACAGACACGTCGATTGTTGCCCCAGGATCAATATTGATAGTGTTTGTGTAGTACCAACCGCCGGATCCCGATCCGCCATTGCCGCCGCCATCATATCCACCACCACCTCCGCCACCACCCCACATGTGTATTTCAACTTCGGGATGAATTCCGGGTGACATGGTGAAAGTCTGTCGACCACCGGTGTAATCAAAAACTTTAATTACGGTGTTTGACATGATTTATTATTGATACTGGAACCAGATATCGCCATCTGCACCATCACCTGAGGTAGGTGCAACAGTGGAAACGTATTTTCTGCTACCGTCCCAGTACTGAGTGGCATTGCGAACCCAAGCTGTGGTGGCTATTTTTCCACTGTTATCGCTGAATGACTGTGTGGGTGCAGTGGGTGTTCCTGTTAGTGCGGCACTGTCCAGTGGTGCCAACAAGTTAATTTGTCCAGTTATTGTATTGGTTAAATTGTTAAGAGCAGTTGACAAATTTGTATCTGAATAACTCTTGATAGATGTACCAACTGTATTGACAAATGCTGTGGTTGCAATGCTGTTGCTGATGTCACCTGGTGAAACTGTAACAGACCGTGGGTTCCCTGTCAACACTGGACTGTTCAATGGAGCATAAGCCGACAGTGATGATGTTGTGGCATATCCGGCACCTTGTAGTGATGCAATTGCAGTTGCCTGGGCGGCTGCATTGGCAAACAACGCAACAATATTACCTTGTAGTATGGTCACATTGCCAACCACTGCCGCAACATCGGTATTTGTTGAATCTGTTTTATAAGCCAATCCTGTGGCAATTGCTTGTAGTAAACCAATATTGACATTGGCTCCGTCTAGTCCATTATTCAGGCTGTTGATTTGTGTGTCTTGCACACCTGCATTGGCCCATAAACTGGTAATTTGATTGGCTTGCACACCTGCATTGGCGGTTTGTGAGGCGGCATTGAATTGAATCGCTGACTGCAAAGTAGCCACGTTGGCAAGCAATGCGGTGTTCAATGCCGCAAGACCTCCACCCAATTGGTTTGCACCAACCAACGCATTAAATGTTGTTCCATCGAACACACTAATAGCATTGGATGCTGTATTATACCATAGTTGTCCGGTCAGTGGATATGCTGGAGCCGTACCACTGGCAAAGTTTTCCAGCAAATAAACAAAACTTTCATTTTGAACTGTACCATAGTTAATGTAATTTTTACCAACCAGGTTTATGCCGTACTGATTGTTCAGGGTACCGTCCAGTAGAGTCAGTAACTGAATTCCATTTGTTTTGTATATGGTATAGCTCATTGCGTATTATCCTATCGAACTCAAGTTGGTTAGTGTTTGAATTCGCACAGTATAATCAATTTGAATAAGTCTGTTTAATGATTTTTGCACCGGGTGGAACACCACGTGTGTTAACAATAAACCTGTAGTTGTCAAGCCTTCGCTGCCGTCAAGGCTACGTGCTTTTAGTCCCAATTCATCAAACACATACTCGGCATTTAAACTCTGTGTGTTATCGAAGGCCGCCTGGTCAGCAGGTTCACCATAGTCCAGCAAGCAAGTGACCAAGATGTCTGTGTAAATGTTACCGGGTGTATGCAAAACTGTAATCTTGTTGCGAGCCGGATCGGTATTTTTTACGCTGTTATTGTCAACAATCTTAAAATATGTTGGATTATACAAGTTACTGTTTTGCGCATTGGTATTGGCAGGCAGGTAACTGATAACCCCTGTGGGGTCAACCGCAGTACCACCGTTGCCAAAATGCATTTCGTAGATAAAGCTCTGTGCCTTATTGCTCAAATTTTGTGCCAAGGCCACACTAATATTTTCGTAGTGAATAGCATTGCGTTTGTTGATAAAAACTTCGCCAGATTCTGGGTCATGGATCTTGATATGACCTTGCACGTGAATTCCGCCGGTTTCATCTGGTTTGCGTTCTGGCTGTTGAGTTTCCATTTTTTCTGTGTCCTGCTCTTTATCTTGTTCCATATTTGTTATTTATTGCTGTTTTGCTTACAAAACCAAGGCTTCAACCAACTTTTCGTTTTCGTTGTTGTCACTGGCCAGTGCCACGGCAAAAGTAGTTCCAATTCCCACGTGGGCACAACCGTTGTCGCCGGCAACTATTTCATCACCTTTGTTTACTGGTCCAGTGATGCGCACAGGCACACGCCCTTTAAGCGCCACACATGTGCCGCCCGGCAATCCCGAGTTCATCAAATAACTGGGATTTGCAGAAACTACACCAATTGCAAGTTTACCGCGTTGACAAGCAGTGACTTCAGCGTCGCCGCCCACTACCAACACAGTTCCTATTGGGTATTCTGCATCGGCCAAATATAACTCTGCCAAGTCAGCGTATTGTGCTGAAGTGGCTTTGGCATAAACTGTGTTGAACTGGTAACTTGAGCTGCCAATATCGCTAGTGGCATTGGCTGAAGGAAGAATACTGCCGGTATTCAGTGTGGCCACGGTGGTGGTACCAGTGAACGTTGCATTATTGGTTGGTGCTTTGTTATTAAATGTGGTCCAATCAGTACTGCTTAAATATCCGTTTGCACTGGTAGTTGCAACTGGAAGGCTGATATTGGGATATGTGGCATTACCAGACTTGACTATGGGTCCAGTAACCAACACAGAATTAACAACCCCGGATAATGTTGCCGCTTGCACTGAACTAATTTGATTTGCTAAACTACCTGTATTGGCCTGTAGTGCTGTGATTTGGCCAGAAAATGTTGTAACATTAGATTGCAAGTTGGACTGCAAAGTGCTGACCTGCCCTTGCAAGGTGGTTATTTGCCCTGTGTGTGTGCTTATTTGGCCTGCTTGTGAACTCTGACCAGATATTAAAGTGTTGATTGTGGTCTGCTGTGAAGCCGCATTACTGGTCAATACATCTATGTTGGTATTGGTAGGCACCAGGCTGGCGGTGACAGCATTGCCAACAAAAGACGAAAAGGTCGCACCTGATACCACTTTTAACACATTTGAAGCAAGACCTACTTCGACAATCGGGATCAAAATGAAGGGTGTTTGCGAAGGCAAAGCTTCATTTTGATTGATGTACGTCCCTCGTGGAAGTTCGCTGAATTTTAAAGCCATTTTTTATTCCTGTATCATTATCTGTCCATTTTCAGTAACCAGTATAGTATTTATGCCCGGTATTTCCTCAATGGAATAGTAATAGGTGATGTCGGTGATCAACGGAGTTTTGCCCAGGCCCAAAAATACTGCGGCAGCGGTAGCGGAATTTTGCAATCCTGTGGTGCCCGGTATTCCCAGTAGTAGAGTGGGGTAATCGTACCAGGCAGTGGTATCTTGGTAGATTGAAATATTTGATGTAACTCCGGCAATGTTGGGGGCCGTGATGGTCACATTACCGTTTGCATTCACTGTGCCCAAGATGGATATTGCGGTTGGTGCCGCAGAATTTGAAACACCGTTGATAGAAATCACACAGTTGGTATTTGCTGTGGTAATATTGCCGCTGGTAAAAGTAACAGCAACAGTATTGGATGAACTGACATTTCCACGAACCTTGGCACTAGCATTGCTGTACAATTGTGTGATGGTATCACCGGCATTGGCTGTGATCTTTCCACTCAAGGTCAATTTATAAGTTACGTTGTCCACAGTGGTAAACGTCGACGACGAACTGTTGGAGCGCCAGTAGTTGATGCTGGGGTTGCTACTAAACGAACTGTTGGATGAAATTATGGCTGTACGAGGCTTTACACCCGGTACTGCTTGTGCTATGGTGGCATCATACACAATATCGCCAACTGCATGGTCTTGAATTGATGTTCCGGCAATGGCTCGACGAATATTATGTAGTGTGTTGGTTGTAGTGTCATTTTCCCAATATGTGATCTGTTCTCCGCCAATGAAAATCGCACCGGGTTTTGATGGCAAGTTGGATTGCACTATCGGCATGGGCAACAATGATGAATCGCTCACTGTGATGGTATTGGAAGTTGTAGTGACCGGCAAAGTCAACCGTGCTGTAGACGTTCCACTGATACGTAAATAATTATGATTTCCAGCTATGTCCAAAAACTCTCGATATGAAGTGGTTGATCCTTTTTCGTTGACTACCAAGTTAGAGAAAACTTCTTTGGTATAAACGCTAATTCCAGTACTTTCATGCACAATGCCAGGCAGTAATTCTTCCGGAGCATGACTTGAATAGTAGTCGATATAAGCACCACCATCGATGTTTATGTCCTCGGGTCTGGTGCCCAAGCCGGTGTCCACAAAACGACTTTGTATTATGGTGTCTAGTTGCTGTTGATCAGCAACATTGGCATTGAACGGCAAACCTTGAACTTTAACACCAGGGTATTCCGCTCCTTTAAACGCACTATTGATAAAATATTGAGGGTTACTGTTGATCGTTGAATCAATTTCTTTACCCAGTTGTGTTGTGAGATTTAGGTTAATCGCAGGGTGACTTGTTTGATAAACAACAACACGGTCATTGGCATTGCCTATTTGCGATCCTGTCAGTAATGTAAATTTACTATAATCAAATGTCGGTGATGGGGACACATTGGCCATTGGTGTGTAGCCTTGGCCCTGATAAGCCACCACGGTTCCTGTGATATAACTGTTGGCACTGCTCCATAACTGTACATTAGAGTTGTATGCTATACGATCAAATTTCAATACGCTGTCAACTTGTCTGATAGTTTTGTTTTTCAACCTGGCGGCCGCATAAGCTCCTGTGCCTGTACCATTGATGGTCACTGCAGGTGCCGAAGTATACCCCGCCCCAGGGTTTGTGACTGTCACAGACCTGATTGTTCCATTGCCCAACCAAACTGCGGCATTGGCTGTTGCCCCGCTGCCACCACCGCCTGTGATGGTCACAGACACGTTTGATCCTGCTAGGTAACCTGTACCAGCACTGCTGATCTCAATTGAATCAATAATAAAACTATGATAGTTGTTCCAGTACTGATACTCGGGTGTAATATTCAACAAGGTCGAATCAACTGCCAATTCACCACTGGGGGTATGATACTTTCCCAGAGTCTTATTGTACACACTGGGCAAATCAAAGTCTGTTACATTGCTACCCACTGTGTCTGACCCAGCATAGTCAACCACATACTCACGCACAATTGTACGGTATGGTTTAACTTCGTCGATGTATTGTAGATAGTAGTTTTGATTATCTCTCACATAACTAGGAGGTTGTGTTAGCTCTCGTAACTTATGGAATATGTTTACAAAACTGGTTTTAAATATCCAATCAACTCCCACTTGTTCATGCAAGATATAATCAACCAACACAAAAAACAGCTTGTTAAATTCATTGCCCAATAGATCTATAAAGATATCATCCCGTAAGGCTATCAGTATATTGCGAATTTCAACGCTGGGTGTTTGATCAAATCGTATTGTATCAAAACGATCTTCGTCCCAACTCATCTGCCCTGCGGCCAAATTATACAGAGTTTCCTTCAACTGTATTGTACCATTCTGTATACCAACTTTTGTCAGTGTTAGATCACTGTTGGTTTTGTATATGGCAAATTGACCGTTTTCGTCGTAGTTAACACGCACAACATCACCTGCTTTGAGTGTCAAGGCAGCAATATCTTTGTATGCAGATACAGTGTAGTTGACGATGCTGGTGGGATCATAGTCGGTGGCATACCAATCAACGCTGTCCCAGTACAAGGCTGTATTATAATACTGTATACGATATATTTGGAACGTGCCGGTGTCATCCAACCGGTAAATGGTCCATAGTCCACTGTTGGTACTGTCTGATGAAACCAATACTCGATATCCAACAGGCAACCCAGTTATATCAATGTATCCAACATCGTCAACCACAGACACCACTTTGTCATACTCGGTTGCGGGAGGTACAGGATCTTGTTTTTTAAACCCTAATAGACTGTATTGGTAAACTATAGGATGTTGGATCAAC